GCTGAACTAGTTGCTATTGTTGTTGCAACTGTAATCTTTGTGTATAGCTCTATTCGTAAATTCTGGAATGAGCATGGTGATGATATAATTGCATTTCTTCGTAAGGTATACACGTTCTCCAAAGATGCAGTCGCTGCTGTACAACTATGGTGGGAAGTTAATGGTGAAGATGTAAAGAATCGATTCGCATCTGCCGTTCTTTGGACGTATAACAGCGGTCGTGCTGCACGGATGATGCTGTGCGGCAGCTGATGTGCTGAAAACCCTTCTAGGGGCATCTGGTGCCGTATGATGAAATTACTCAAGAGACCCACACCATGTCTGAGCGTTTCGTGATCGTTGGCGCAGGATTCCTTGCAGTTGATGATAGTGTCTGGAATGATCAGTTTGATTATGCTGATGAATTCGAAGCACGTATTGCATTCAACGACATTCTGGATTCCGGTCGTTACTTTTATCAAGTGCTGATCTCTTATGATAAAGATTTCTGGCATATTGAAGATGAAGTTGCACTCGAAGGTAAGACTTCGGATTGGAGTGTAGGTTACTGCAAAGATCACGTGCAAGAGCATGAATTTGAAGCGTTCTTTGTCGATCAAAGTGTGAAGATCTACGGAGTGTGAAGATATGCTGCAGAATCGCTGAAAAACCCGTCAAGGTCCCCTGAGGGGATATGATGAAGATACCAGGGGGGAGGAAGGAGGACCCCCCAAGAGCAGAGTTGTGGTCTGCTCACCCCAACCCAATTGCTAAATCGATCATGCGTACAATCCAAGAAGTCCAGGCAGAGCGTGATCGTGTTCTTGCCCAACCTGAAACCCGTTCGAAGTGTGCTCTGGGGTTCTATTATGATTTCATGGATCCTGGAATGAAAGCAAAAGCGTTAAATCGCTTTGCTGAATTTCAAGACGTGATCGAATATTACTCTGAACCCTACGAACTCTGGTAAACACATCTGCATCACATTCGCTGAAAACCCTTCCAACCCCCTTCCTGGGGGATATGATGAAATTACTCAAGAGGACCCACTCATGACCCGTCTCACTGGACCCGATCTCATCGCCCGCGTTGATGCCCTTCGGGCAGAGGGTAAGACTGCCACTCAAGTTGTGGTAGCATGTGGTTACGTGAAAGAGAATGGCAAAGGTCAATATACTGACTTCTACACTGCTTTGCTTGAAGCAAAGGGTCTGAATCTGCCCGATGATGAACCCGTTGTGAGCGAAGAGAATCAGTCTCTCTATGATCGTCTGACTGATGAGTATCACGTGAATGCTGTTGATGCATTCATCGAACTTCACGGAGAAGACTATCTGGATTCGTTTGAAGATGCCTATCGTGGTGCATATGATTCTGAGGCAGACTTTGCTGAAGAGTTCACCACCGAAATTCATGGTGATATTCCTTCCTACGTTGTTGTCGATTGGCAAGCAACCTGGGATGCAAATCTTCGCTACGATTTCGACTTCCAAGATGGTTACGTGTTCGATCGTAACTTTTAATTGAAGAGCGGAAAGGGTTTGCCGCTGCTATAAGAAAAGTCACCCAAGTAGAGTGGAGATAATTGTATCGATTAGGTGAGTGTTGGGTTATCGAACCTGGGGGTGGTGCCCCAGGTTTTTTTATATTGTGAAGATATGCTGCAGAACCGCTGAAAACCTTGCCATGGGGGTGCCAGGGGGGTATTATGAAGATACCAAGGAAAGAGACCTCATGACCCACCGCAACCCTTACGTGCAGACCCTGATGGAGATGGGATACGATGAGGCAGACTGTCAGACGGTGGCAGTTGCTGGTCTCAAAAAGACTTTCCCTCTCAACATTCATGGTCGTGTCTACAACTCTCAAGAAGAGTATGATGAGGCACTTGCTGACTTTCTCAACGGAATGTAAATCATGTTCACTCTTTATCATAACGGTTATCCCGTTTGCTGCTTTTTCACTAAAGTTGAAGGATACTATTATGCCTTCAATGTGTATGGTTCACTGAATTCCTGTCACGTTCTTGCTAACTGAAATGTCCTACCAACTTGCTTGTGATCTGAAGTCTCATCTGCTGGTGATGGTTGAGAACTCACAACCTATTTCACTTGCTGAACTTGCTGCTAAACTGCGCAAGGAAGAGCACGCTAAGGGATTTGACACCCGGAAGCACCTTCGTGCAGTTTGATGCAGATACGCTGAAACCCCTGCCATTGCTCTGGTGGGGGATACACTGATATCAGAGAGGCAAAGGAGCCAACCCATGACCAAACTCTTCACCGCTACTCTAGCACTCATGAGTTTGATGCTCACTGCCTGTGCTCAAACCGTAAAAGTTCCTGATGGAACGTATTACACAACTCATGGTCATCATCCTGACATGATTATCATCAAAGATGGTAAGATTGCTCATGGAGTGAATTATGATGGAACCGCAGTTACTTTCACTGAAGATGACATTATGCGTTACAGTGACACCGCAAAAGGTTTCGCAGTTGTAACTCCTAATGGTTGGGAAGAATACTGCAGCGAGTCCACAATTCCTGTTGATAAAGTTGTGAAACTTGCCAAGGAAGCACTTATCATCGGTGTGACGCCACCTTATGCCAAGTGCAGCGCCCGCCATGGATGGGAGATCGCATTCTGATCTGCTGCACAAGTGCTGAAAAACCCGCCAGAGACCTCCGGCAGGGTATGATGAAGATACCAGGGGGGAGAGACCTCCCTCCCACCTTCAACCCTTCGCTTCCCGAACCATGCGTAAGATCGAATCCCAAATGAATGCCGCGATCAAAGCAGGTCGCGATTGGAAGTGTGACAACACTGAAGTCATCTGCTGTTCTCACGTTTCTGATGTCTTTCTCCATGGCAATCAGATTGCCCGGATTGGTGAAACCTGGATCGAACTCTTTGACGGTGGATATCAGTCTGCAACGACCAAATCCCGCCTGAACGCTATTCTTTCTGGCAACGGTGAGACTGGCGATCGTGTCTTTCAAAAGGCAGGTAAGTGGTTCGTTCAGTTAAACTCCGTTCAAGGTTTGACCACTGTTCCTTTCTTTTCTGGCATGAGGTTCTGATCATGACCTATACCGTTTGCTTCTGGTCCGAGTATCTGGAATCCCCCGAATACATCGGACCTTTTTCTACCGAAGATGAAGCACAAGACTATTGCGATTCCCGGAATGATTCTCTCTGGTTGAGTGGTATTCCTGGATCCGTTGCTTGGTACTCTGTCGTTGACTGAATCATGAACTATTACGAAGTGACATCAATCGACTTTGATTTTGATTATGAAGATCTCACAGATGATGAAAAGCAAGAGATTGTAGAGAGTGTAACTTCCTGTCTGTGGACTCCGGAGAGTGAAGATGAATTGGTAGATTGCATCACCAACAATACAGGTTGGTGCATTAAGTCCATCGAATACAACATCATTCCTGCGTGAAGCAGATCTGCTGAAAAACCTTCCAACGACTCCCCTGACCCTATACTGAAAGAGTCAGGGGGAAACAACCACCCCCACCGCTATTCAAATCATGACCGGAATGACCCGTCGTAACGCTCTCAACACTCCCTCTAAGTTCTCCCTGAAGGAGATTGAGGCACAGTGCAAAGGTGCAATCCTGTCGGCACAATCAAAGAAGATTTCTTCGGATGTGTCACTCACCATGGATGAGATTGCTGACATTCTGTTCAACACTTTCAACCGCTGATTCACCCTAACTCTTAAGATCATGAAAGACTTTACCCCCACACACTTTCGCCCTTTTACTGATCCTCAAGAGGTGCTACGTGAATTGGAAGCGATGAGCATTCAGTACGGGTTGCCTATACCCTATCTGGTGCAAGAGTTTGTGGTTGATGGTATTCTTCAGGTGGATTCTTCATACATTCCGCCTTCCTGCATTAATTGATTGATGGGAATGTGTTTGCCCTAAAGTTACACTCACTCTATTCATTCTGAGATTTAACATGACTCGCGAAGTTCTGATTTCCCTTCTTTCCAAAGGTCAAAATGGTGAGCAAATTCTGGAGATTCTGGACGCACTTACTGTTGGGAACGATGATAATACAGTTTCTGAAAGTGTTCCTCAACTGAATGGTCCTGGATTCTGATTCATGAAGCATTCTCTTCTCAACTCTGCTGATTCTGAAGGTTACATTACCTGGAAGCAAGCATACAGATTTGCTCAAAGGTTTGACTGGTATGATGAGTTTCTTGCTACATTTGCTGCCTGCTCTTATGGTGACAGAGTGAATGCTCAAGATCTATTGGAGTGGGCAGGGTTCTGATTCTTGAGTATAACGGGGGGCACAGTTGCTCCCCTTATGCTATTCGTTCGGGACATTCGTGAACCGCAGTATACCGATGCTTATGTGCCGCGTATATGCGGGCATAGCGTCCCTATAGCTAAATTCAAGGGTCCCTATGACCTCCAGAGGTGACAAATCGAGAGAGAGATATCACTCTCTTTAAAAATTCCCAGGGTATAAAAGGGACTCCGAAACCCCCGCAGATAAAAAAATCCGCAGGTAAAAAAGTCCCGCAGACCCCCCTCAGAGTGAACTTGACAAACGCTAAATAGAGCGATACAATTGAACTTGAAGTGTACTAACAGTTATGGCAAAAGGATTTAGAGTTAAGGCGAAACCACCTGCCCCGTCTGCGAAGCCAGAGACTTCCTGGGACTACGCAGACATTAAAGAGCGTATGCGTGGAAAAACTATCGTGTTTTGCCTGCCAGGACGCGGTTGTTCATTCACATTTTTGAAAGCATTTGTACAACTCTGCTTTGATATGGTACAGAGCGGTCTGAGCATTCAGATCTCTCAGGATTACTCGTCCATGGTAAACTTTGCACGTTGCAAGTGTCTGGGCGCAAACGTCCTTCGTGGTCCTAAGCAAATTCCGTGGGATGGAAAACTTCCATATGATTATCAACTCTGGATTGATAGTGATATTGTTTTCAACACAGAAAAATTCTGGCAATTGTGCGATCTGGCACTTTCTGCAGATGGCACGGAACGTGAGATTGTCGCAGGATGGTATGCCACAGAGGATGGTCACACAACCTCAGTAGCACACTGGTTGGAAGAAGAAGACTTCCGCAACAACGGTGGAGTCATGAATCATGAGACCACAGAGACCATGGCAAACCGCAAGAAGCCCTTCACGGTTGATTACACAGGATTTGGATGGGTTCTCATCAAGAAGGGTGTCTTTGAGAATCTCGAATACCCCTGGTTTGCTCCCAAGATGCAAGTCTTCGAGTCTGGAGCAGTTCAAGATATGTGTGGAGAAGATGTGTCCTTCTGTCTTGATGCCAAGGATGAAGGCTTTGAGATCTGGTGCGATCCTCGTATTAGAGTGGGTCATGAAAAAACTCGCATTATCTGATTATTTTTTCTCGTTTCTATAGGAGTTCTACATTATGGCAAAACGTCCCTCGTTTACTGGTGATCACAAGATTGAATCCCGACCAAAAAAGTCTCGCCAAGGGCGTGGTCCTCACACAAAACTGAGTGCAACCTCCCGAAATGGTAGGAAAAAGCGCTATCGTGGACAAGGTTGAGTGAAAATGAACCGGGGAAACCCGGTTTTTTATTAAATACCTATAAATGGTGAAAAATATGTCAGAAAATTCCAAAAAAATGCATCGAATGTGGTCTGAAAATGAAATTCAGAGTCTAGAAGCAGATACAACTACTCTTGAAGGCAATCATTTTGCTCATGGATCTGGTTTTCACAAGGCAAGAATGCTTCGCGAAATCAACGAAGACGACCAAACACCCAAAAAACACGATTTTGCGGCTCAAAATGACCTTCATGAGCGCATTCGTAACGATGAAGACTATGATGATTGGGATTATGGCACCGAAGCGATCTATGGATCCCAAAATTGGTCCTGAGAAGAGAGATAAATAAGACAGATTTCTTATCTGTACATGCCGGTTCAAAGGGTTAGTAAGCGATTTAAAGATTTAAGCATGTCATTTTTGTCCAATCCGGTCAATCACGACTTGATTGGACTCAAAAATGAGAGTGCAATTGCACGTTCTGTCAGAAATCTTGTGCTTACTCTTCCCGGAGAGCGGTTTTTTAATGAAGGTCTAGGTTCCAGAGTGAGTGCTGCACTATTTGAGAACATGGATGAGATGACTGCAGCGTATATTCAGCAGGAAATTGAAGATACAATCAATACCTACGAACCAAGAGTTAAATTAGACGAAGTTATAGTAGTTCCTGACTACGATAATAATCAGTTTGACGTTACAATCGTATATGAAATAGTTGGAATTGACGTTCCGGCACAACAGTTAACCTTTGCACTACAGCCAACACGATAATGGCCTTAGTAAATTTCACCAATCTGGACTTTGACCAGATTAAATCCCAAATCATAGAGTATTTAAGATCAAATTCGGACTTTTCCGACTATGATTTTGAAGGATCGAATCTGTCAACGATTATAGATGTTCTTTCGTATAACACCTATATCTCATCATATAACGCCAATATGTTGAGTAATGAGGTGTTTATTGATAGTGCAACTCTAAGGGAGAATGTAGTTTCCCTTGCAAAGCAAATTGGTTATCTTCCAAGGTCAAGAAGAGCAGCGAGAGCAGCAATATCCTTTACTGTAGATACAACAGGATACTCCAACGATCCCAACACAATTACCCTCAGAAAGGGTCTTGTATGCACCTCTAATGCCCGTTTCGGCAATCAGAGTTATACCTTTGCCATTCAGGATGATGTGACGGTTCCTGTGGTCAACGGAGTGGCATCTTTCTCCAACGTTTATGTCTATGAGGGATCATATGTAACTGCAGAGTATACTGTAGATGAAAATGATCCAAATCAAAGATTTCTTCTAGACAACGCTGGTGTTGATACATCACTTATTCGTGTAACTGTCTTTGCTCCTGGTTCAAACGTTGGTGTTAATTATAGACTTTCAAACAATCTGATTGATGTTAGACCAGATTCCAGAGTTTATTTCCTTCAGGAAATTGGTGATGAAAGATATGAAATTATCTTTGGTGATGGCATCTTTGGTTATAAATTAGAAAACACTAGCACAATTGTAATTACATATCACCTGTCAAACGGTCCTGATGGAAATGGTGTTGCAGGATTTACATTTAATGGAAGACTGGTAGACAATAACGATACTGTCATTTCTGGTGGCATTTCAAATCTTACCACAGATACTGTTTCTAGATTCGGTACTGATATTGAAAGCACAGAATCCATTCGTAAGTATGCTCCCAAGATCTATGAAGCACACAACAGAGCAGTAACGGCAACTGATTACGAATCCATTATTCCAACCATCTTCCCAGAAACAGAATCAATCTCTGTATTTGGTGGAGAAGATCTGGATCCACCACAATTTGGAAAAGTCTTCATTACAATCAAACCTATTAATGGTTCATATGTTCCATCTTCGATTAAGGATAATCTGAAGAGAACACTTAGAAAGTATTCTGTTGCAGGTATTGTTCCAGAAATTCTTGACCTGAAGTACATCTATGTTGAACTTGACACTACTGCATATTACAACACCAACACAAGTTTGGGTGCAAATGATGTTCGTACTAAGATTGTCAACAACATTCAGAGATACGCAGATTCTTCGGACCTGAATCGTTATGGTGCAAGATTTAAGTATTCCAAGTTTCTCAAGATTGTTGATGATAGTGATGCTTCAGTAACATCAAACATCACTACAGTTGCTATGAGAAGAGACCTTAGAGTTGCTCTAGGTAAATATGCTGATTATGAAATCTGTTATGGTAATGCATTCCATGTAAAGAATGTTAATGGATACAATATTAAGTCTTCTGGGTTTAAGGTAAGTGGTGTGTCAAGTTTTATATACTTGACTGATATTCCAAACGCTGATCTTAAGACGGGAAAGATCGTATTCTTCAAACTAGAAGGTTCTTCGGCAACCATAGTTAGAAGTAGTGCTGGATCAGTTGATTATGAGAAAGGTGAGATTCTTTTGTATCCGTTAAATATTATTGAGACTGCAAAATTTGATTCTGCAGATTCAATTGTCCAGATTTCGACTACACCAAAATCCAACGATGTGATCGGATTACAGGACTTATATTTGCAACTAGATATTAATAATACTTCTGTCACTATGATGGCAGATCCTATTAGTTCTGGATCGGATATTTCCGGAACAACATATCAAATTACCTCAAGCTACGCAAACGGTGCTCTCGTAAGATTATAAGCAATGAACGATACTAGAGTTAAGATAAGCTCCATCCTTGAAAGTCAACTTCCTGACTTTATTAAGGCAGAATTTCCATACGCTGAGGAATTCCTCAGACAGTATTACATATCGAATGAATATTCTGGAGGACCATTAGATCTTCTCCATAATATTGATAAGTATGTGTCTTTGGATGCGGTATCAAATATTGTTGAGAGTACAACACTTTCATCCGATTTAACTATTTCGGGTGATATAATTTACGTTTCTAACACAGGTGGATTTGTCCAACGTCATGGACTGATTCTAATTGATGATGAAATCATTCTCTATGAGGGCAAAGAGAGTGATCATTTCTATGGATGCACACGTGGTTTTAGTGGTGTTTCGTCTCTGCAATCCAGTGTTCCAGATCAATTAGTATTTTCTGAGACAGAAGCATCTACACACACTTCTGGAGCAGAAGTAAAAAATCTTAGTGTTTTATTCCTAAAGGAATTTCTGACTAAGGTTAAGGCACTTATTGCACCCGGTTTTACAAAGAGAGAGTTTTATGAAGGTCTAAATGAGGAGATCTTCCTATCACGCACCAAGGATTTCTATTCGTCAAAGGGAACTGAAACATCTTTCAAGATTCTTTTTGGTGCTTTGTATGGCAAGAACGTTGAACTGATTCGCCCCAGAGATTTCTTGATTGAGCCATCGGATGCTGAGTACAGAATTACAAACGACCTAGTTGTAGAAGCAGTCTCCGGAGACCCTGAGAAACTCGTTAATGCCACCATATACCAAGATGAAACCTCTGACTTCCTCTTTAGAGCAAGTGGTGCTGTAACGTCCGTAGAGAGGATCCTGAGGGGAGATAGGGAGTTTTATGTTCTAAGTCTCGACTCCGACTATAACAGGGATATCAACCTCACCAGCGGTACTATTGCTGGTAAGTTTACAGTTCACCCCAAAACAAAGAATACAACCGACGTAACTGTTGGTACAGAAACACTAGACGTTGATTCCACAGTATCATTCCCATCTGAGGGAACACTTAGAGTTGATCTTGAGAATGGAACAGTTCTTTATATTGACTATACTTCAAAATCATCCACACAATTCTATGGATGTACCGGTATTGATGATTCATTTGAAAGTGGATATGAAGTTAAACTACATGCTGTAGAAGATCAAGAAATATATGTTTATGGATATGGCGGTATTGAGAGAGAATTAGTCAAATTAAGAGTTAATGGTGTAATCTCTGATCTAGAATTTCCATCAGAAACCCCCGTTGAAATGTCCAAAGAGGACAGAATTTACATCAAAACTCTTGGGCAGGACCTAACAAGTGCCAAGGCAAACAATTGGTTCTTCAACATTCCAACAATTTATGATATAGAATCAATATCTGATCCATCAGGTTCATCATACATCTATACTGTAACCACAAAAGATCAGCATACATTCTATATTGGAAACAAAGTAACTTTTGTTGCTTCAACGGGAGACGTTTTTACCGGTGGAGTAGTATCTGAGATTAGAAATAAGAATACATTCCTTGTAACTCAAGGTAGTGTTATTCCAAATAAGAATCTTGTCTTATATGTTAAGAAGGACCTACTCAAACCATCCGTAAGGGATTCTGAAAGGTTTTCTAGTGTATTAAAGTATACAACCAACGTACAGAATGTATACTGTAGTGAGACTGATAAGAGTGAGATTTATGTAACATCTTCATCAATTCCAACATATTATGGCCAAGATTTGGATATTGATGATAGATCAGTATCATTCTCCGGAACATTTAATGGAAAAGATCTTGTTTTTACAAACGATCACTCATTCTATACCGGTGATTCTGTAATCTACAGACCATTTGATGATGATAATTCTATTGCCCCGGAGGGGATTTACTTTGTAAAGGTAATTTCCTCTAAATCAATTCGTCTATCAAAGTCAAGAGACAATATCTTTAATGCTGATATTACTGGTGATGATAGTTTTTATGTTTCTTTCACTGGAACAATCAATTCGGGTTATGAAAGTACAATTGAATTAACTTCCTATTCATTTAGAAATCTTGAAAAGCAAAGCCTAGAATCGCAAAAACTGATCCGAAGATTCTCAGCACCAACATTTGGTGAAGCGGATATTGAAACAAAATCTGGCCAAATTGGGATGTTCATTAATGGTGTAGAAATTCTTAACTATAAGTCAAGAAATTTCGTATATCATGGTCCAATTCAATCGGTTGTTCCAACAGCATCCGGTAGTGGATATGATATTATTAATCCACCAAGTCTAATTATCAGCGATGCTATTGGTGTTGGAGCAACAGGCCATCTGTCAATTGATGGTTCGCTACAAAGAATTGATATTAAAAATCCAGGATTCGATTATGTTGAAGATCCTGTAATTGAAATTACTGGTGGCGGTGGAAGTGGAGCATTAGCAATCGCCAACCTGATTGACTTTGATCATATTGTTAAGTTTAATTCCCAATCAACATCTAGTGTTGATTTGTCTGCAAATACTATCGGATTTTCCACATATCATGGATTTAGAAATGGTGATAGAGTAATTTACAATCCACAGCAACAACAAATTATAAGTGGATTGACTACAAATGGTACATATTTCATCTCATTCCCATCCGGTCATAATGGAACGAAGATTAGACTTCACAAATCTATTGCTGACGCAGCTGCTGGAATTAATACAATTTCGTTGGGTTCATATGGATATGGAATCCAAGAACTAAAAGCAGCAACGAAAAAGAAAAAGATTGGATCAATTTCAATCTCAAACGCAGGTTCTGGGTATAAAACAAGGCAGGTCGATTTTGTGTCGGCAGATATTGACACAACAGCAAATATTTTCAATATTGATTCACATGGATACTCAAGTGGAGATATATTGATCTACACCACAACAGGAACCTCTGTGGGTGGATTAACTTCTAATCAAACATATTACGTTACAAAACTGAGTGATTCTCAATTCAGGTTGTCTGAGGTTGGTGTTGGGGTTACTGCCAAGCAGTTCTACTACACTTCTAAGAAGTATATTGACATCACATCAACAGGATCTGGGACACATACATTTAATTATGAACCAATTTCACTATCAATTAAGGGTAGGATTGGTGTATCTACAGAATCTGGACAAGATTTTAACGCAATTTTGGTTCCAATCTTCTCAGGTTCCGTTAATGGCGTATTTGTTACAAATCAGGGATCGAATTATGGTTCCGCAGATATTATTAATCACAACAGACAACCAGAATTTAACGTACAGTCTGGACAAAACGCACAAATTTCTCCAATTATTTCCAACGGACAAATTGTTCAGGTCATTATTGCAAACAAAGGAAAGAATTATAACACAAATCCACTACTAACAGTTCAATCAATCTCTGGATCTGGGGCATTATTGACTCCGGTTGTGGAAAATGGGCAGATTGTTAGTGTAATCATCGTCAATCCTGGTGCCGGATATGAATCTAATGACACATCTATTACTGTCTCAACCACAGGTATTGGAGCAAAATTCCAAGCTTTAATTAAATCTTGGACGATTAATGTTGTTCAGAGATTAATTCAAAAGCAAAACATTACTGATGACGATGGAATCCTTGACACGGGACTTAATTCAGAGTATGGTCTTCAATATTGTCATGCATATCTCCCAAGATCTCTTCGAAGAAGTGTTCTTTCTGAGTCTGTTGTTGCTGGACAATTAACATATACTCCAGATCTTACAGTTGGAACAAATGGATATGAGCAAAATTCAACCTTCCACTCTCCGATTGTTGGATGGGCATATGACGGAAACCCAATTTACGGTCCATATGGATATTCAAATCCATCTTCTCCAAGTACAATCAAGAGAATGGAGTCTAGTTATTCCTTAGTGCCAAGTGTTGTTAGACCATCACAATATCCAGAAGGATTTTTTGTAGAAGATTATTCTTACGTTGCTAGTGGTGATTTAGATGATCATAATGGAAGATTCTGTGTAACTCCGGAATATCCAAACGGAACATATGCGTATTTCTGTACTGTTGGAAATCTTGCAAATAGTGGGCCATTCAAATTCTACAGACAACCACAGTTCCCGTATGTGATTGGAAACACATATCATTCAGAACCAATTGAATTTAACTACGTTTCGATAAGCAATCAAGATTCTTTTGATATTAATGAAAATCGTCTACTGAGAAATACAACTCCATATCATATTTTAGAAGAGAATAGCGAATATGAGTTTATTCCATCGCTCGATATCATCAGATCAGCATTCGCAAAGGTTGAGTATATTGGATCCGGAAAGATTGATTCGGTTTCTATTATTGATGGTGGAAGTGGATACTCTCCAAACCAAAATCTAGTCTTTGATGAGAGTGATAGTGGTGGTTCTGGAGCAGCTGCCCATATTGAAAGGGTATATGGTAAGGATGTAACTCAAGTAAGCACATCATCCACAACTATCAATAATATTCAATTTATCAAGGCAGAAGGTAGAGTTCCATACACATATGTTGGATTCTCAACTACCATTCATAATCTAACAAATCTTGATGAGGTTCAAATTGATATTGAAGGCGAATCTACCACATTCGACTCAATCTCATATAATGAGAATCGTCTGTTCCTTTCTTCACAATCAGATACTACATCCGTATCCGGGATAGTGACTTATCTGAATGTTGTGGGCAATTTGAAGTATCCAACAGTTAGAGAGAATGATATTTATCAATTTGGTGCGGAACAAGTTAAGATTCTAAATGTGGATCCATTCTCACAGAGAATTAGAGTTCTGCGCAACCAAAATGGCACAGTTGGTGTTGCTTCTCTTCCGGTTGGATTTGCACTTACAGAAAGAAGTAGAAAGTTTGGAGTCACATTTGGAATATCAACATCATACTCACAAAATCTACATAGGCAGTATTATTTTAATCCAATAGAGACTGTTGGATTGGGAACAACCGCTGGCGTTGGAATTAATTCAACATTATACTTCTCAACTCCTGGCGCTGGCATTACTCAAATCACAATTCCAACCAGAACTGTTTATCTTCCTGGGCACAGTCTTGTTACTGGGGACAAGGTAGTTTACTCCACAAATGGTGGAGATGGAATTGTAGTTAGACATGATCCAGGTATTACAACATCAATTCTTACTAGTGGAACAGAGTTGTATGTTGCAAAATTATCTAAGGATTTGATTGGTTTATCTACTGTAAGAGTTGGATTAAACTCTGTTGGTACTTATGTTGGTACAGGACTAACAGCATCTGGTCTTCTATACTTTACTGGTATTGGAAGTGATGTATATCACAGCCTCTTTATTGGATATGACAATTCTCTGGAGGGATCCATCACTAAGAGAGTTGTTACAGTTTCAACTGGACAAACTCACGGATTGAATGTTGGAGATAAAATTGATCTTTCTGTTGTCTCTGGTGTAACAACAAACGTTGTTATTAAGTACAACGCAACACACAATAGAATGATCACAAATCCAATTGATTTCGTTGCTACTGATGTTAATACAGTAACAAATGAGATTACTATTCCCAATCATGGATTTGTTACATCCCAGAAGGTTATTCATGATTCACTATCACCATCTGGAGGATTGTCTGATGATACAATCTATTATGTGATTGTAGTAACCAACAATAAAATTAAACTTGCAAATACAATTTATAATTCCACAAATAATATTGCGGTAGACATAACATCTGCCGATATTGGAACTCTGTCCCCAATCAATCCACCGTTGACAGTAACATCTAATAGCGTAGTTGAATTTGACCTATCGGATTCATCTTTGGCATATTATCTTGGTTTGTCGCAGTTAAGTGCGTTTGACTTCAATCTATACGGGGACAATCAACTCAGAAATGAGTTTAATTCGACTCAATCAACAACCGAATTTGAAGTTGAGTATTCTGGATCTGTTGGTGTTGATATTAACGCAAAATGTACTCTAACTTTAAATAGTGAAATTCCGAAGACCATTTACTACTCTCTCGAAACGATTGATATTACAGACAACACATTAACAAAAATTCCCGTAGAGATTGATACTGAAGTTGCTGGTAATAACAGCATTACTGTGGTAAACAGTCTGTATAATGGCACATATGCTATTAAAGACACTCCCACAACAACAAGTTTTGACTTTAATATCCAAAGAAGTCCTGAGAGTAATACATATACATCAACATCCTCTTTCATTAGATATACAACAAATGCCACAACTGGTATTGGTTCAATTGCTTCTATTAGAATTGATTCCGAAGGAAAGAACTACAAGAAACTTCCAAAGATAGATTCAATCGAATCTTCAGGTATTGATTCCAATTTGATCGTTGTTGGTAATGGGATCGGTTCTCTTCGTAGAACATCACTATCCAATATTGGATATGATTACCTCTCAGACCTCTCACTCAGACCAACAACAGTTCTTCCAAATACATTAAGAGTCAATACAGCATATTCTTTCACTAGTGTTGGAATATCTTCTGCAGGAAGAAATTATACTCTGGCACCAAATTTTGTTGTTCTTGATACTAAGACCGGACTCCACCTAGATGAAGTTGAACTCGAATATACTCTTGGAAACACCAAAGTAGATATTGTTAACAATACAACAAGATTATATGGTGAACCACAGATTATCCCAGTAGATAATATTATTGGAACAAAAATTAGAACAATTTCATATGATGCCCTAACAAAAGACGTTGTTGTTTCTCTAGCATCAACATATAGCCTCTCATCACAATTCCCATTTGCTGTTGGTAAGAGAGTTCTAATTGAAAATACAAGTGTTGGAATCACAACAGAAGATAGAGATGGCAATATTATCACCACAAATACTGGTTTGGGATACAATTCCGCAAATTACAACTACGCACTATTCACAATCACAGCGGTTGACCCTGATTTGGGTGGATCTGATCCTTCAATTACATATAATTTAACAAATTATATTTCAGAGTCTGAAACCCCAGGATTCTTCAACCCAACAATTTCATATGGAAAGGTTGTTCTTGAGGATCATTTCCCAATTTTAAACTGGACTCTGAAGAAGGGGGAATTCTCAATTGGCGAAAGTATAAAGGCATCAAATAACGTTGGAAAAGTAATATACTGGGATTCCAAAAATAATATTCTCAAATCTACTGGAACCAGGAATTTTGAAGTTGGAGAAACTATTGTTTCGACAGTTAGTGGTCTTGAGAGTGTAATTCAAGATGTAAGATCTTATGATTCCAATTTCAATATTGATGCTTCATCAACCGTAACTAAGGGGTGGAACAGAAATACTGGATTCTTAAATGATTCTCTACAGAGAATTCATGATAGTGATTATTACCAATATTTCTCATATGCTCTCAAGTCAGAGATTGAACTTGATAAGTGGGATGATGCTGTAAGTAACCTCAATCACACAGCAGGATTTAAGAAATTTAGTGATTTGGTTGTAGAATCTTCCCTTGGACTAAATGTTTCTAGTGGGATTGACACAACACAAGATTTTGGTGACGTATCAATTCTTGCGGACTTGGCATCAGTAGTAGACACTAATACTGTGTATGATTTCGATCTTGCGACCGAAACTGTTCTTAATTTTGATGGCACCCTTAAATCCGATCAAATTCTATTCAATACCAGAATTATTCAAGATTATGTTGAGGCAGTTGGTAATAGAGTCTTGATTATTGACGATATTAGTGATGAATTTACAGTTGCTGCTGGTATTCAGAATTATGGTGTTGCGGATCAATATTCTGCTGCAACCACAATCAAAAAGTATGCGTTATGGGTTGGAGATAGATCTCAAAACTACGGAAACCAGAGACAAGTTCAACTTGCAACGATTCTTCAGTATAATGGTACTGGTTTTATTAATCAATTTGGTAAGGTTTGGAGTTTTGAGGATCTTGGTGATTATGATTTTAGATTCGTCGATTCTCAAGCAGAACTCCTCTTCTATCCAATTAAATCTGAACTTAATGACTATGAGATGAGTGGATTGTCATTCTCTCTCACAGATTCCACCACATCCACAAACTATTTTGGATTAGGATGTTTGGATATTAGGTCCACAACTACAACAATTAGTAGTGGAACTGGTGCTGGAACAACAAGTACAGTTGTTGGAATTGCGTCAACATATAGAGCTGCAAAATATCATATTGCAATTTCAAACGCAGCAAATACTTACCACGAATATACTGAAGTTAGTGTTCTACACAACGATACAGATATTTCTGTTCTGGAGTATAATAAACTGACGACATCAAATGATCCTGCGTTTAGTGGATTGGGAACATTTACTGCAAATCTATCTGCAACTGGATTAGATCTTTGGTTTAGTCCATATGTAACAACGACTGAAGATTATGATTTTAATGTTGATGTAGTATCAATTTCTGCCACAAATACTGGCACTGGAGCAACCTTCTTCCCAGGTGCTGCTGTAGTATCTTCATATACATCTATTGCTTCAACAACTGCAGATACTAAGATTGCAGAGTATACTGAAGTTTATGGTGGTGCATACTTTATTGTTGCGATACATGACACAACAAATAATGAACATCAATTATCTGAAGTTCTGCTGACCACCGACGATACTGATGCTCAAATCCTAGAGTTTGCTCCGATGTATACAAATTCTGGTCTTGGAACTATTAGTGCTGGAATAACAACATCAACAGAACTTACATTTGTTCCTGCTCCAGGTATAAATGTTGATGTCAGAGTTATGCAATTCTCTCTTGGTGCTGTTCGAAGTGGTATTCCTGAAAATATTATAAATCTTGGATCCGTTGGATCTGTTGACTTTGCTAATGGAACCTTCCAGGGAACCGAATTGGCACGTAGAAAGGACTTTGATCTTTATCAAGATGGTTATCCCATCTTTGAGAAGATTGTTGACCCATCTGAAGTAATATCACTCACCAATTCAACTCTATTCCTACCAAACCACTTCTTTGTTTCTGGTGAAGAAGTTGTGTATGACACTGGATTGGGTGGACAACCAATTGGTATTGCAACAACCACAATCACCGGTATTGGTTTGACGGATAAACTCCCATCAACATTCTATGTAATTAAGATTGATGATACTATATTCCAAGTTGCTGGAAGTGTTGAAGATGCTCTTGTGAATGATTATCTAACGCTGACTGGGGTTGGAGTTGGCACAGAGCATGTTATTACATCAACTGGACAGAATAGTAAGTGTATAGTTACACTTGATAATGTTATTCAATCTCCTATTGTATCAACTGCTGTCACAACATCTCTTGATGTTGGTGTTGGTGTTGCTGAAGAGGTATTGACATTTGCTGGTATTACCTCATTCTTTGCTGGAGATTTTGTTAAAGTGAATAATGAGATTATTGTAATAAGATCTGTTGGATATTTGGGTGCCAACAACGACGTTCTTGTGAGAAGAGCACAACTTGGTTCTGCCGTTGGAAGTCATTCTGTTGGATCTGTAATTAGAAAAATTTATGGTGACTATAATATTGTAGGAAACACCATTAACTTTGCAGAAACTCCCTACGGCAATTTGCAACTATCTGGCAGTAGATCCGATGAGCAAGATTATTTTGGATTGGATGTTCGTTCATCATTTAGTGGAAGAGTATTCCTGAGATCTGGAATTCCCGGTGGAACAGAAGAACCATATTCAACAAACATCGTATTTGATGATCTTTCTGCTACATTTAATGGAATTACAAGTCAGTTCTCACTTAAGTCTAATGAAATAGATGTAACCGGATTTTCTACAAGTAATGCAATTGTTCTTCTGAATAGTGTGTTCCAATCGCCACAAAATATTGACTACAAACTCACCGAAGTTTCTGGAATCACTTCAATTACATTCACCGGTGATACTAATGCATCAAATTACGATGTAAACAACACATCTCTACCTAGGGGTGGTTCAATTGTATCAGTAGCAACATCTGAAGGATTTGGTTATCAGGCAAGGGTGTCTGCGGGTGCAACAGCAACTGTTTCCGGTCTTGGAACAATCTCAAGTCTGTCTATTGGAAATACTGGCGGTGGATATAGAGGAAGTTCAGAGTATGAGATTCTCGCTGTTGTTGACCATCCAGTTGGAGTAGGAACAACAGTAATCTATCTCGCAAATACGGAAGCAGTTAGAAATAAACTTGCATATTCAACAACTAATAGAATTAGTGTTGGGACTGCATTAACTAATGTTTCCATCGTGAGTGTTGGAAATACATTCATTACAGTTGGTGTTGGTAGTGGACCATCCTCAGCAATTTCTGCTGGGACATATGCACATGTTGAACTACTTTCTCCAACAGCAGGATTGGTGAACATTAGTGTTGCGCAAACTGATATTAATAATCGTGAATTTATTGGATTCACAACAATCGTTGCCGGAAGAATTTCACCAAACTATGTGATTACAAATCCCGGATCTGGATATACAAATACTAACGAACCTGTTGTTATTATCGATGATCCACTCCCATATACCAACATTCCTTTGGAGTATTCTAGCGAATCTGCTGTTGCTGGGATTGGAACAGAAACTTTGATTGAAATTGTTGTTGGTTCGGGATCAAGTGTAATCTCCTTTGAGATTTTGAATGCTGGATATGCGTATGGTAATGGAGAAATTCTAACAGTTCCTATTGGTGGTCTTACTGGAATTCCAACAGATGTCACCAAACCATTTAGAGAGTTCCAAGTAACTATTGAAGCAATTCAAGCAGATGATTTTGTTGGATGGTCTATTGGAGATCTACAAGTTCTTGATTCCATAGATTCTCTATTCAATAATGTCAACGTCACTTTCCCACTTTCATTTAATGGTGAAAGAACAAGTATACGCGCAAGAACCGGTTCAAACGTTCGCGAAGATGCTCTATTGTTGGTATTCCTAAACAACGTCCTACAAGTTCCGGGTGAGGCATATGAGTTTGATGGTGGTTCTACACTAACATTCTCATTCCCACCAAGATTTGGTGATAGATGTTCGATCATTTTCTATAGAGGAACAAGTTCTATTGATACGGTTGATGTTGAAGTTCTTGATACAATCAAAGTTGGTGATAAAGTTACTCTAAATGATAGTGACATTCTTTACCAAGAGGATCCTAGACTTGTTACTGATGTTGTTGCGACTGATGCTGTCACTACAAACATTTACTTTGGTGCTGGTATTAATCCAGACGAAACTTATGTGAGACCACTATCTTGGACACGTCAGACTGAAGATATTATTCTTGATGGTGAAGAAATTGGTAAAGATAGAGAACTTTATGAAGCAAACATCTTCCCAACTACCGTAGCAATTAAGGACTTTACAGCATCTTCAACAGAAATCTTTGTTGATAATGTTAGAACATTCTTTGACCATGATAGAGAATATACTGCTGTCCTTGAGGGCGACCAAGATGATATTTTTGTTCATGACAACAAGAACGTTGTGGCAGCAGCTGCAACTTGTACTGTTTCTGTTGGTGGATCTATTACTGCAGTCACCATCACAAATGGTGGTGTTGGTTATAGTGAGGATGTAACACACACTATATCTTTCGGCATTTCTTCTGGAATTACATCAACATCAAGAGCAACTGGTACGGTTGGAGTTACAACTTCCGGTTCAGTAACCACACTGAGTATTACTAACGCGGGTGATGGATATTCGGTTGCTGCTATTGAAGCGATCTCCGTTCTTTCAAATGGGACTGGGTGGACAAATACTGGATCAGAATATACATTCTCAAATGTAAGACTTAAGAATAAAACTGGCAGCGGAACAAATGCCTTGGTTGACATCACCATCATTAATGGTGATGTTGATAGAGTTGAAATAACCGGAAGTGGGTATGGATATCAAGTTAATGATTATCTGTATGTTGATGTTGTAAACTTCGAAGGAACTAATGTTGTTCTCTCCACTCCACTACAACTATTGGTTACTTCTATTGCTGCTCCACCAGTATTGATTAATGAACCAACGGTTGCTAAAGAATTGATGTCAGTAACTTATGAGGGTGACTTTGGTATTATCTCTGGTATTGGTACAACCTCATATACAGGTGTCACTACCGGATTGGTGTTTGACTTTGTAATCCCAAAAAATTCATTCCTGCGCGACACTTATGTAAGTGGTACAGTTGGAGTTGCGACCACAGGAGTAAGTGGCATTCAAACTGGTTACTACTTCATGATTTCAAATTCCAACGTTGGAGATAAGGTAATTTCTCTGGAAAGTGACAATACTCCTATTGGAATTGGAACCACATTCCTTAACAATATCTTTAAGGCAGAAGCAGTTTCTATCGCTCAAACACATGCGATTGGACTTGGACTAACTTGGGTCGCAAGAGTCACAACTAAGGTTAATGACTATACTGACTTTATTGGTCTTGGTCATAGCAATTTCTTCGGTGAGTATTCATGGGGAAGACTTTACAATCTTCAAAGAGTTGGTGGATCCGCCTTTGGTGCGTATAGAGGTGAAAACTTAATCACATATAGTGAATTTGAGCAGAGTTGGACAGAGACTGGAACCATTACAGTTTCTTATATTCAGGATTCTCCATTTACACAAACTTATGGTGCAAAAATTGCCACCGCAGCAGCAGATACTGGATTGACAATCGCAACAGTATCACTTGTTTCCGGAACAAATTATACCTACAGCATCTATGTGAAACCAATTTCCGGATCCAAAAAGATCTACTTTGGAAGTAATACTGGCACAACAGCATCAGTTTCTCTTGACTTTGATGCATCAATCCCAACTATCACAAATAGAAGTGGAACAACAACTAATGAAACTTTGATTCCACAGGAAAATGGGTGGTATAGGGCATCATTCACATTTAACGCAGGAGCATCTGCAGCACACAACTTCATCGTGTATAATACTACAAGTGACAACACATTTGTAGTATGGGGTGCTCAGGTTGAAAGTGGTGTTGATTTAACTCCATATTCCAAGGTTACTCACACACCAGTATATAGAAATACCGCAGTTACTGACGAAAATACCTACCCAGTAATCAGAAGATTTAATAATCTTAGGTATAGGGGGTATGTTATTTGATTACTAAATAGATAAAAAACTATTGAAGTAATGTCTGCGATTATCACCGACCAACTAAGAATTTTGAATGCGAAAACGTTCGTAAATGAAGTTTCATCTACGGACAATTCGTATTATATGTTTGTAGGGCTGCCAAACGCAACTGAGGTTGATTCAAACTGGGATAATGCACCCCCAGCACCTAAGGATAGTTTTGATGAGGAGAATAACTATTGGGATTCCATGATCTCCATGATCAAAATTAAGCCTGAAGATGTTAAGCAGGTCATTAGAAAAAACCAATGGAGCTCTGGAGTCACATATGATCTATATCGTCATAATATTACAAGAACTAACCCCTCTCAGCCCTCTGGTTCAACTAGCCTATATTCGTCAAACTATTATGTAATTAATAGTGATTTTAGGGTTTACATATGTTTGAATAATGGCATAGACCCAGAAAACCCTCAAGGAAAGCCCTCTCTTGATGAACCAAAATTCACAGATCTAGAACCAAGATCTGCTGGTAATAGTGGTGATGGATATATTTGGAAATATCTTTACACAATTAGCCCATCAGATATTGTAAAATTTGACTCTCTTAACTATATTCCAGTTCCTAAGGATTGGAAAACTGCCGCGGATAATTCTTTAGTTAGGGAAAACGCAGAAACTAGTGGACAATTAAAAACGATTATCGTTAAGAATCGTGGTGTTGCTTTAGGAAGTCCAAACGTAACATATACAGATGTTCCCATTAATGGTGATGGTTCTGGTGCTAAAGCAACTATTGTTATTAACAACGATTCTACAGTAGAGAGTATAACAATTTCTAATGGTGGTTCTGGATATACATATGGAACTATAGATTTGGTTGAAGGTGGTGTTCCAACAGGAACCACATCACCAGAATTTGAGGTAATTATACCGCCATCTGGAGGGCATGGGGCAGATATTTACAGAGAACTTGGTGCATATAACGTACTAATTTATTCAAGACTTGCCAACGATACACAGAACCCCGACTTTATTACAGGAAACCAGATCGCAAGAATTGGTATTGTTGAGTCACCAGAAGCATATAATTCGGCAACTGTATTAACCTCAGAAAAGGCATCAGCAGTACATGCAATTAAATTAACTGGTGCTGGATATAGTTCAGCATCATTTTCTGGAGATAGTTTCGTCACTCAAACTGTTGGAACAGGAATAACTGCCGTTGGAAGAGTTGTATCTTACGACCAAAATACTGGCGTTTTGAAGTATTGGCAGGATAGAACTCTGGTTGGGTTTAATACTAATGGTACTGCAGACACGACCCCACAGTACGGATATAGTTTGGTTGGATTCTCCTCTGTTGCTGCTGCAGGTGGAAATACAAGAATTTATCAAGCAGATGGGATTACATATTTTGATATTGACACATCATTTAGTGGTTCAAGTTCCGTAATAAATAATAAGACATATTATCTTGGACAAACTTTTGTAAGTGGTCTATCAGACCCAGAGGTGAAACCACACTCAGGAAATATTGTCTACGTTGATAATAGACCTTCTATTACTAGATCATCAAACCAAAAAGAAGATATTAAAGTAATTTTGCAATTCTAAAGTATCATGCCCCAAGAATCTAATCTTAATGTATCGCCATATTTTGACGATTTTGACTCAAGCAAAAATTTCTACAAGGTTCTTTTTAACCCTGGGGTTCCCATTCAGGCAAGAGAACTAACCACATTACAGTCTATTCTACAGAATCAGACTGAACAATTTGGTCGCCACATCTTCAAGGAAGGATCTGTAGTCATACCAGGACAACTTAGGTATGACAATCCAATCGAAGCAGTAGAATTGAAAGATTCATATAATGGAATTCCAATTTCATTATATTTTAGCGAATTGCTTGGTAAAAAAGTTAGAGGATCTATTAGTGGTGTTGTTGGTGAGGTCTTCTATACCCTTAACGCAAGAGATTCTGAAAGGGGAAATTACACAATTTATGTTAGATATGTTGAAAGTGGTGGTGTCGATTTCACCAATAAGAGGTTTGTTAGTGGAGAAACCCTGTCTCTAGAGACCTCGTTGACATATGGTAATTACACAATTCCCGTTGGGCAGGGAGTATGTGACACCATTTCAACAAACGCAACGTCAGAAGGTTCGTCTGTAGTTGTTGCTAATGGTGTTTATTTTGTTCGCGGATACTTTTGTAGAGTTGAAGAGCAAAGGATTCTTCTGGATCAGTATGGCAATAGACCATCATATAGGGTTGGATTTAATGTTATTGAGTCTATTGTAAGTGCAGGTGAAGATGATAGTCTATTTGATAATGCTCAGGGGTATTCCAACTATGCGGCACCTGGCGCAGATAGATTCAAGATTGAACTTGAACTTGCCAAAAAATCTATTACTGATCTTGATACTGATAATTTCGTTGAGATTATGCGCGTGGAAGGTGGTCATCCAACCTTCTTTGATAAGAATGCGCAGTATAATCTTATTAGAGATGAACTAGCAAGAAGAACTTATGATGAATCTGGAAATTATTTTGTAAAACCATTCAGTTTTGCGATTAGAGATAGTTTGAATGATAAGATTCTATCTAATGGAATCTACTTTAATGGACAATCTACAGTAAATGGAAACACACCATCAGAAGATTCGATGGTGTATCAGATTGGTCCAGGAAAGGCATATGTAAATGGATATGATGTAGAGACTATTTCTGCTCGTCTATTGGATGTTCCAAAGACAAGAACTACAAAGACAGTAGAAAATCAGGCAGTTAATTTTAATGGCGGAAACCTGTTCATCCTTAATAATGGATATGGTTCTCCTGCTGTTGGACTTGGAACCACAGCAACACTCAGTCTGATGGACTCCAGAGTCGGAGCATCTGCGCACGTTGCTACTGGAACCACAATTGGTGTCGCAAGAGTATTTGACTTCATTCCTGAAAGTGATTATGTTGATGATACAAGCAGACTTCACCTCAGACTGATTGATGTTCAAACTTACACAAAAATAACTTTAAATAAGAGTATTACCCTAACAACACCCGCACATATTCTTGGAAAGAAGAGTAGAGCGACTGGATATTTGGTAAGTAATGTTGCATCAGCAACTGAACTGACACTCTATCAAGTTGGTGGATCTTTCCTTGATAATGAGCAAATCATTATTAATGGTGTTGATGATGGAAGACTTATCCTAAGTTCAACGGACTATACCATATCAGATGTGAAGTCTGTGTATGGAAAAACTGGCATTTCAACATTTAATGCTGATCTTGTTCTTGGTAGAAAGAGCTATATTGCTAAGCCAGGTACACAATTCCAAGTTACTCTTGGTGTTGGGAATATTTCCACAGTCACATCAGGACTTGAGAATACATTTACCAATATTGTAAAGATTGGAGATATTATCACATATCCATCTTCAACATTCTCTGGCGATCCAATCTATAATAAGGTCACATCTATTGCTGCTGATGGCACATCATTTACTGTAACTGGTGTTACAACCGTAACAGGAATTTGTAATGGTGTTCTACCAACATCAACAAGAACTGTACAGAATATTATTAAGTTGGCACCATCTGTACCATTTAGATCATCTCTTCTGACCCGTCTTGATGCCAATAATATTGTATCTCTAAGTGTTGAAGAAGGTGAGGTTATTCAAAGAAGACTGTATAGTAATATTAATGTTACTGCCAGTTCTCTGTCAATCACAATTGATTCAGCGGATGTAGATATTTACTTTGAGTCGTTTGATGAGGATAGATTTGTAATCACATACTCAGATGGTACAATTGAGCCTATGAGAAGAGATAAGTATAACTTATCTGCTAATGGCAAGGTTCTAACTTTCTATGGATTGTCAAAGACAACTGCAGTAGCAGATGTCATCACAACAGTCAAAAATCTTAAGCCAAATTCTAAGACCAAGAAACTGAATAAGACTGGCAATTTGGTAGTCAATAGATCTACCGTTGCTTCATCAGGTATCGGAACAACTACTCTTAATGATGGTCTTACATATAGTAATGTGTATGGAACTCGCGTTCAGGATCAGGAGATTTGCCTGAATGTTCCTGATGTTGTCAGGGTTCTGGCAGTATATGAATCCACAGATACTACTGATCCGTCCATACCATCCTTACAACTAACCTCATTTAGTGGACCAACAAACAATAACCAAGATTTCATAGTTGGGGAATATATTGTTGGCACATCTTCCGGAGCAGCTGCTCTGGTCGTAAACAGACTTGATACCGATAAACTTGAATACGTTTACTTAAACAGCTTTAAGTTCTCCACAACTGAGATTATTAGGGGTGTAGACAGCTCAATACAAGCGGTAGTTGTTGCAATTAACCCCGGCAGTAAGAATGTCTCCCGCAACTTTATGTTGGATACTGGAAGCAGAGATACTTTCTATGATTATGGAAGACTTATAAGAAAGAAAAATATTACGGCACCAACTGGAAAACTGAGAATTATATACCAAAACTATGTAATTGATGCTAATGATACTGGCGAATTCATCAGCGCAAATAGTTATTCTGCTGAGAACTTTAAGCATGATGTACCTCTTTATAGTGGACAGAGACTGACAGACTTTATTGATATTCGTCCACGTGTTGCTACATATAACACTTCTAGCACACTTTCACCATTTGAATTTAAAGCAAGGAATTTTGCCCAAGATGGCCAATATTCCAAGTATATTCTTGCTCCTGACGAAACTCTGGTCACTTCTATGACATATTATGTCGGAAGAATTGATAGAGTATTCCTAAATCAGGATGGAACATTTGAAGTATCTCAGGGCATTCCTTCAGATAATCCAGTTCCACCACAAATGAAAGCAAATGCTCTGGATGTTGCTACAGTTTACATTCCACCTTTCGTATATAATCTGCCAAGCATCGGTGTGGATATGTCCGTTCACAAGAGATATCGCATGTCCGATATTGCCTTGTTGGAAAGACGAATTGAAAGAGTTGAGAGATATACAACTCTCACCATGTTGGAAAGTAAGACAGAAAACTTCCAGATTAGAGATGCCGAGACTGGTCTTGATAGATTTAAGTGTGGATTCTTTGTTGACAATTTCCACAATCATGATTTCCATGATATTCAAAATACACAATTTAGAGCGTGTATTGACCCAACAACCAATACATTAAGACCAACTCACCACACAACATCCGTAGATCTTCAAATTGGATCCGAAGTTATTGATGGTGTGACCACAGTATATGATCCAAATGCCGACCATAGCTTTGTTACTGATTTTGGTACAACCGCAATCAGAAAGACTGGCGATCTGATTACTTTGGCATATGATGAGACACTATACTTTGAACAACCACTTGCATCCAAGACTGAATCAGTAACACCGTTCTTGATTAAATTCTGGCTTGGTTGGATTGAATTGCATCCCCCAATCGACAACTGGATTGAAGAAAGGGAGATTATCAAGCACACGACAAACGAAACTACAACCACAACTATTCTTCCAGACGAAAATATCACAATCACAGAAAACGTTGTAGTTGATGGTCCAGTAAGAACACTTCCCCCAAGAACAAGAACTGGTCTTGGAAATAGAATGTGGGTCATTTCTGTCCAAAGTGGCGACAATAGAGTTGTTGTTGGTGGTGGTGTCAGAACTAACGGAAATGGTCAAGGTAGATTCTTTGGTGGTGTTCTTGTAGAATCCCCACCAAATAGAGTTGCTGTTGGTTCTGGTGCAAATGAATTGGCAGCATTCCAGCCCCCAACCGGAGGAACAGTAACCAGCCGCCGTGGAATTAATATTCCAACAAATAATGGTAGAGTATTCGTTGGTAGAGAAACATCAACACAAACAGTTGACAATACCACACAGGAATTTACTACTGCGATTGACGTTGCTAATGGAGATAATAGGGTTTGGATTGGTTCAGTAAGAACCGTACAAAATGAACAGATTCCGGAGGAAGTTGATACTACTACAACAACTACTACAACAAGCAATACAACTTCAACTATCATTCCAGAAGAAGTAATTGTTGAGGAAAGTATTGATGAGCAGATCAATAAATGGTCTGAAATTATTAGATTTGTTAGAAGTAGAAATGTTGAGTTTGATGTATATGGACTGAAGCCAGTAACTAAATTCTGGGCATTCCTTGAGGGAATTGATGTAAATGAGTACATCACACCAAAACTACTTGAAGTTGAAATGGAGTCTGGAAGATTCCAGATTGGTGAAACAGTTGCTGTAGATCCACACTTTACTGGCGGTGACATTAGATTCAGACTGTGTACACCAAACCACAAAGTTGGACCACACAACAATCCAACAGAAACTTATAAATTAATTCCATACACACAAACTACACCACCCTCAGATTATACTGAGTCTTCAACATTCCTTAATGTTGATACAAGAGCACTACAGTTGCCATCAGAAACTGAATATTATGGATTGGTTAAGAGAAATATGAGACTTATTGGACAGACCTCCGGTGCTGTTGCCACAGTTAAGTCAAATATTCGCCTTGTGTCTGATAATGGTGGAAGACTGATTGGATCCCTGTTTATTCCCGATCCAGCAGTTCAGGGAAACCCACAGTGGATCAATGGGGAAAATACATTTACCGTTGTCGATGTTCCTTCCCTTGACTTGATTAATGATAGGCAGGAGTTTATAAGCAATACTAGAGTAAGTGAGAGTGCTGCAGAGGCAGAGTATGCTTCTGGTGGTATTGCCAATAATACTGAGATTAATATTATTACAACTCGTAATATTACTATTATTCCAGAAAGAAGAAGAAATGTAACTACAATTACAAATACAACAACTACTGCAACCACACCAAGACAACAGGATCCACCTCGTTGGGAAACAAGAGACCCTCTTGGACAATCATTCTACGTCACAGACGATACTGGCATCTTCATCACTTCTGTTGATGTGTTCTTCGAAACAAAGGATGAGACACTTCCAGTAACTCTTCAAATACGTCCGATGATTGCTGGTGTACCTAGCAATATTGTTATTCCATTCTCCGAAGTTTCTCTCACACCAGATCAAGTTAATGTGAGCATCGATGCTTCTGTCCCAACTCGTTTCACACTACCATCTCCAGTATATCTACCCGGACCACAAACTCTAAACGTGAGACAGGCACCAATTGGAAGTCAGCAAACGTCCGAATTTGCAATTGTTCTTCAGTCTGGAAGTCCATCATATAGGGTGTTTATTGCTGAGTTGGGTGGAACAGATATTGGCACAGGAGTTAAGATCTCACAACAACCAACTCTGGGAAGCTTGTTTAAGTCACAAAACGGAACCACATGGTCTCCTGCTCAGATTGAGGATCTTAAGTATAGAATCAACAGAGCATCCTTTGTAAGTGAAGGTCTGCTTAGATTCTATAATCCAAAGTTAGATCTAAATAACGAACTAACAACAGTCACCGGTCCAAACCAGTTTGTACCTCTTTCTAAGAAGATTGTTATTGGTATTGCTGAAACCTCAGGTTACAGCTCAAATGTTGTTCCTGGCGTAGATATTGTTCAAGGTACTGCTACGGGTCTTCTGGTTGGGGTTGCTGGTTCTATTACAGTTGGAACCGGAGTTACAGTTGTTAATGCCGGAACCGGATATACTAATGGAACATTCACAAATATTGCACTTGAAACTGAGACTGGATACGGTCAAGGAGCAATTGCTAATGTTGTAGTAACCGGAAACACCATCAACAGCGTTACAATTACTAGTGCTGGATTTGGATATCAGGTTGGCGATTCTCTGCTTGTTCCAGAACTCGGACAAAACGTTGGATTTGGTGGAAGAGTGGTTGTTTCAACTATCGCATCAAATAATGCTTTCGTTCTCGATAAGGTTCAAGGAACGTTTAATGTTGGTTTGACAACATTACGTTATATTACTTCTGCTGGAATTACAACGATCGTTGGTGCTGGAGTTACAATTAAATCGATTACTGAAGATCAGTATTTTGATGGTCGTCACATGAAGGTCTATCATGCAAATCACATGATGCACTCACCAGAGAATTATGTTCAAATTGATCAATTTAGACCTCTTCAGTCTGAAGTATCTACAACTCTTTCTGCAAATGTTACTGCCGCAGAGTCCACAACAATTTCGATTGCTTCAACAACTGGATTTAGTCAGTTTGAAGGATTAGCAGTATCAGCAGCAAATCCCGGATATGTACTTATTGGTAATGAAGTCATCAAGTATACTACAGTTGGTGGTGGGCAACTTAGTGGAATCACCAGAGGTCCATCAGTTGATGGTTCACAGGCACAATCCTATGTTATTGGAAACCCAGTTTACAAGTATGAGTTTAATGGCATATCAATTCGCAGAATCAATAAGATTCACAACTTTGCTGAAGTTAGTGCGAATCACCCAATTGAACTGAATAGTTACCACATTAAGATTGACACAAGCGACACAGATTATGATGGTGTTGGTATTGGTTCGGATCGTCCAGATCTATATTGGACACAATCCATTCAGTCTGGAAGATCTGGAACTGTACTCACAAACAACGTCCAGTATGAGATGCTTATACCAAACGTTGCTAATATTGTTCCTGCTAAGACAGATCTGACTACAAGACTCCGCACATTCAGCGCAACTAGCGTTAGTGGAGAAGAGAAGTCATTTGAAGATCAAGGATTTGTTGATATTTCCTTAACAGATCCAACATACTTTGCGAAACCAAGACTCCTCTGCTCAAGAGTGAATGAGGAGAGATTCATTACCAATTCTCCCGGAAATCGCTCTCTGGCTATGGAATTCCTACTGGAGACTTCTGATGATAGAGTTTCACCTGTAATTGATACAATTCAGGTCTCAACAATTCTTACATCAAACCTCGTAAATGCTCCTCTTGGAATCGGTGCGGAAGCAACATATGCTGATGATGATACAGTAAGGTCAATTGATAAGGATAAGCACGCAGCAATCTACGTTTCAAAACCTGTTAGATTGAAGCTTCCTGCAAACTCACTCAAGGTTCTCCTTACAGCAAGCAGAAGCATTCCAAATGACGTTCGTGTTCTGTATCAACTGTTCAGAGATGATGCTCCAAACGCAGCACAAAACTTTGAACTGTTTCCTGGTTATGCAAACTATGAAGTCGATGGATCTGGTATTAAGAGAGTTGTAGATGCATCTAGAAATGATGGATCACAAGACTCCAGAATTATCCAATCATCCGATAGATCATTCAAAGATTATGAATACTCAGTTGATGATCTGCCCGACTTTAATGGTTTCGCAATCAAGATTGTCATGGCAGCAGACAATCAGGCACAACCACCAATTCTCAAGGATCTCAGAGCAATCGCAACAATCAAACCATCGGTGTGATAAATGGACTACATCAAGGTAAAAGATAAAGACCACCTTCTTCGGGATTCACATTCAAATGGTATTGTGAATTCCGATATTGAGGGATATAATAAATATATTGCTGCATACAAGAGAAAATATGCGGAAGCCAAAAAGATAAAAAACATGGAGGATGAAATTTCCACCATAAAATCTGATTTGGGTGAAATTAAGGATCTTTTGAGGAGAATTGTAAGCGATGGAACTTGTTGATATTAATTTTGATTCTATTAGTAATGCCTTTGAATATGAAAAGATTTCTAGGAGTATAGATAGTATTAGTGATATTGAAACTCTTAGAATAATCGCAAAAAATGCAGTTAAGCTGTATCTTGCACAACAAGAGTTGCTAAGTCAAAATCCTCTTCACCACTTACTTTCTCCCGACGTAGAAGAATAATGGCACAACCATCTACCAGACAAGAACTAGTCGATTACTGCAAAAGAAAGCTAGGAGCACCTGTTCTAGAGATCAACGTTGCTGATGAGCAAATTGACGATTTGGTAGATGATGCCATTCAATTCTTTCAAGAGAGGCACTTTGATGGTGTCTCTCAAGCATTTTTAAAATATCAAATCACTCAGGATGATATTGATCGTGGTAAGTCAAAGGTTGGAATTGTAACAACCACAGTCAACCACAACGTTGGTTTAACCACAGCATTCAATTTCACAGAAACTGGAAACTATCTTCAAATCCCACCTGATGTTATTGGAGTAACAAAGTGTTTCCACTTTGATGGAACTAACACTATTACAAATAACATGTTTAGTGTTAAATATCAGTTATTCCTGAATGATGTTTATTACTGGGGAGCAATTGAACTTCTTTCCTATGCGATGACAAAAACATATCTTGAGGATATTAATTTCTTACTTACAACCCAGAAGCAGATTAGGTTCAATAAGAGAATGGATAGACTCTATCTTGATATTGATTGGGGTTCTGTGACGGCAGGAAATTTTCTTGTGTTTGATACTTATAAAGTTCTGGATCCAAATGACTATGCTAGGGTCTGGAACGATTCATTCTTAAAACCATATCTAACAGCACTAATTAAGCGCCAGTGGGGACAAAATCTCATCAAGTTCCAAGGAGTAAAACTTCCTGGTGGTGTTGAACTTAATGGTCGTCAACTATATGATGATGGACAGAGAGAGATTGATATGATTATGGATAAGATGTCCAGCACATATGAACTTCCACCTCTAGATATGATTGGTTGATATTATGCTTAATCCATTTTTTCTTCAAGGGTCTTCAGGAGAGCAGGGACTTATACAAGACCTCATTAACGAACAGTTGAAAATATATGGGGTGGATGTTCACTATCTTCCCAGACAGTATGTAACGAAAAATACTATTATTGAGGAGGTTATTGAGTCCAAGTTCAATAATGCCTACCCAATAGAAGCATATGTAAGTAACTTTGATGGATATGGGGATAATACCCAAATTCTCTCAAAATTTGGCATTCAAGCAACAAACGAAATTGTTCTTGTCATCTCCAAAGAGAGATATGAGTCTTATATTGCCCCACTCATCAAGGATGCTCCAAATATTCAACTAGCATCCAGACCAAAAGAGGGTGATTTGATCTATTTCCCACTTGGAGATAGATTGTTTGAGATTAAATTTGTAGAGCACGAAAAGCCATTCTATCAACTCAAAAAGAATTATGTCTATGAGTTGAGATGTGAACTCTTCAGATACCAAGATGAAGTTATTGACACTTCACTTGAAGAAATTGATGATAATGTGGTGGCAGCAGGATTTATTCAGACTCTCAAACTTATTGGTATTGGCACAACAGCAACTGCTACAGCAAGTTATGTGAATGGGGGTATTCAATTCTTCACAGTCAATAATCGCGGTCATGATTATAAAAATCCCCCAACAGTCGCAATATCATCCTCACCAACTGGGGGAATAAAGGCAGTTGGTATTGCGACGTTGATTGAAGGTCTAATTGATTGTGATGGTGTAGCAACTGATAAGGTTCAGGGAATTGAAGTTGTTAATGCAGGTTCTGGATATTCGATGACAAAACCTCCAGCTGTGGTTATTCTTGGTGGTGGAGGTGCGGGAGCAGCAGCAACAGCAACTGTGGCAAATGGGACGGTTGGTATAATAACTATTACAAATGGTGGATCTGGATACAACTATCCACCAACAGTCACATTTAGCGCACCGGGTGGAATTGGTATTACCGCTACAGGTGTTGCTTACTTAGATGCTAGTGGAACTGTTGCTGGAATTAGAATATATAATGGTGGTTCTGGATATACCAGCATTCCAACAATTACACTTACCGGACCAAGTGTAAGTGGAGTTGGAACATATACATTTAATGAGGTTGTTGTTGGAAGTAGCAGCAGCACTACGGCACGAGTTAGAAGTTATAATGTAAATACTGGAACTCTTGAGGTTGCTATTATTTCTGGAGAATTTATTGAAGGTGAGCAGATTATAGGGCAGACTTCAAACGCATCGTTCACACTATTCTTCGATAATGGCGGCGACGATTTAACAGATCCATACGCACAGAATAGTGAGTTTGATACTGAGGCAGCGCAAATTATAGATTTCAGCGAAGACAATCCATTTGGGATGCCCTTTTAAATCTGTTAAATAATATTAATAAGAGTAATCTATTATGTTTGAATATTTCTATCACGAAATCTTAAGAAAGACCGTAGTTGCCTTCGGATCTTTGTTTAATGATATTCAAATCAAACATGTGGATACTCAAAACAACACAACGAGTTTCCAGAAAGTTCCAATTGCCTATGGACCAACACAAAAGTTCTTGGCAAGATTGGAACAATCGCCAGATCCAAGCAAACCAATCCAAATTACTCTTCCAAGAATGTCATTTGAGTATGTCAATTTGACATACGACTCCTCAAGAAAGGTTACAAGTACACAGTCATTTCTGTCTGGATTGGTTGAGGATGGTACACAAATAAGAAAAACATTTATGCCAGTTCCATACAATATGGAATTTGAGTTAAGCATTATGACCAAGTTGAATGAGGATATGCTTCAGATTGTTGAGCAAATTCTTCCTTATTTTCAACCAGCATATACTGTAACCCTGGATCTTGTCAGTCAAATTGGCGAACAGCGGGATGTTCCAATTGTTCTTGAAGGAATGACGATGGACGATAGTTATGAAGGTGACTTTGTAACTAGAAGAGCATTAGTATATAAGTTAAGATTCGTAGCAAAGTTATACCTCTTTGGTCCCGTATCTGGCAATATCGACAGAGACATTATCAAGAAGGCTTCTATTGGTTACGTCTCAGGATCACGTTCTCCACTCGCAACTAAAGAATACTCATATTCAGTTGAACCAAGAGCAATTCAAAGTTATACTGATAATGTTGTGGCATTACTTGTGGTTGATATTGATGATCGTGTTGGATCTTTTACCGTAGATGATCCCGCATACATTACCAAAGAATCCTATATTACTATTGATGAAGAAGAGATGTATGTTGAGAACGTAATAGCAGGTACAATCTTTGTTAAGAGGGGTGCTGATAAAACCACTCCATCCACACACGTTTCTGGATCCCAAATTAAACTACTCACAACCGCAGATGATGCTGCGATTGAGTATGGTGATAATTTTGGATTTAATGATTGAGGTGGTTTATGACTGATACGGGAAAATTTGATTCTATCGATAGGACATTTAATATAGGTGGTGAAATGGAAGTTGTAAGTGAAGTTGAAGTCAAACCAGCGGATATTGTACCACAGAAAGATCCAAAGAGTTTGAATGATATTGATGATGACTACAAGTATACAAGAAGTCATTTATACTCTCTGATTGAAAAGGGACAAGAGGCTATAAATGGTATTCTTGAATTGGCACATGAAAGTGAGATGCCCAGAGCATATGAAGTCGCTGGTCAGTTGATTAAAAATGTTGGCGATATAACTGACAAACTTATGGACCTACAGAAGAAACTGA